CGATTATTTCTCCGATTGCCCCAACGACATTACTAAGACTGCCAGTGATGCTGCCCTGTAGATTACCTACAGAGGCGGCTTTCTTTTTGGCACGAGATAAAATATCAGGCGTTATCTTGATCTGTATCATATTCTTCTCTAGGCAAGTATACTAAAACAAACGAGCCACAGTTTGAACAACTGAGGTTGGTGACCATAGAATGATCTGGATCATCCTCTGTATCATGGTCACCGCCCCAAGTCAAGGCATATGTACAGTGCCAGCAATTCACTTGCCTTCTCCTTCTTTAGCTTCTTTCTCTTTTAGCTTCTGCCATTCTTCATAGCTGGGATGGCTACGAGGTGGGTTGTATTGAACCCAACCATCACCCCGCTTCCAAACCAACTTGCTCATGCTGCGTTCAAGTCCACTACTTCACAGACACCGGCAGTACAAGCTAACTCGCGTGAGCCGCTGGTATTGTCTTCCTTCTCGAAGTCTGTCAGCTTATCCCAATCGATGGCAACGTTATCGTACGTTGCTTTCCACTCCAAGTATTCGTCTCTGTCGATATCTTGGTACGGAGCCTGTTGGTAAGTGTGGTCACTGTGCGGCAAGAAAGATACTCCAGAAGCTACGTCAAAGTTTTCGTAAACCCACGCACCGACTTCCATCCATTCGTGTTCCTTTACCGTGATGGTAACAGATGGCTTGTGCTCACACCAATGCAAGGCATAGGTCTTCCACAGTTCTAGCTGGTCAATAGCTGTCATCTGTGTCCGTGTTACCGCACCATCTGGTGATTTCATCGGAAACGAGAAGACGGTGGTAGAGTCTGGCTTCATCATGTCACGTTCGTTGTGTACGCCAGATTCAATCAAGAACTGTGTTAGCGGGTCTTTGTTATCGCCACGAACAGTACGAATAAAGTAATCATTGTGTCGTGCATGGATTCCACTAGCGGAGTCTGTAAGCTGCGAGACAGTTCCTGATGGCTTGACGCAGGTAATTGCTGCGCTGACAGGAATACCGATCTCTTCTGCGATGCGTCGGTTTGTTTCGACAGCGGTTTCCCGCATCTCTTCTAGCCAACGCTTGCTATCCACATTCTTTGAAAGAACAGGATGATCCATGATACCTGTCAAAGACACACCCAACAAACGTTCTTCTTCTGTGTTCTTCTTCCAGATGTTACGAAGGTACTTGAAGTCCGTCAAGGTAGACTGTAGGGTTCCCAAGATTGTTGCCAAGCGTACCTTATCTTTGAGGTCTTGAAGGGAGTCGGTTTCACGAACAACAACCTCAGACAAGTTGCAAAATTGGTATCCGCGTAGGATGATTTCTGAACAAGGATTGGTTCCCCACATGTGCCCTGTCTCACGTCGTCCGTTACGAGCAACCTGCTTGTCGGCTGCTTCACGATTGAACATGCCACGCTCACCAGACTTGCTGTCGTACAGGGCAAGCCACTCACGCATGAACGTACCCATCTCAGGCTTAGTCTTGTAAGAAACTGAGTTGTTTGCAAGTGCACGTTGCGGCTCAGACTCCCACCACATGCCAGACTTGGCATGTGCCATTTGATCATCGTTCAAGTTAGACAAGCTAATCAAAGCAGAACGGCGCACACCGCCTACAACTACGATCTCTCCGATCTTACACATGAGGTCATGACACTCAATGGGGAACAAACGTCTGCCTTTTGCTTTCCTGAAGATTTCAACAGTAAAGTTAAACAGGTCTGCAAGAGGCTGCGGACCACTCGCTCTGCCGCCCATAACCTTCAAACGAGCACCAGCTTCACGAACTCCAGACATATCCCACGAAGGAATCTGTCCGGCGTAAAGCAGCGCAATCAATTCGCGCAGTGCCTTTGCCCATCCCGGCTTGCTGTCGCCTACCTTTATCACAGTATCCGAAGTGTTGAAGTTGTCAGATACGACAGGTAGCTTATCTACGTTCTCTCGCTCTACAGAGAAACCGACTCCTGTACCACACATTAAAATGTACATGCACTCGTCGAATGCACGAGGACTGTCTACTGGAATGTAACTACAATTATAGCCGCACACTGCATCACGCTCTAGGGCATCACCGGCAGTCATCATAGCCCTCATCGAAGGCATGACACGAAGGTTGAGGATAGCTTCTTCAAGTTCGTTTCTTAATGAACTATCCAACTTATAGCCGTGCTTATCGTGCACATAAGAATCCATAAAAGAAATGTATCGGGATACAGTCTCATCCCAGTTCTCCCTGCGCTGCTCGTCTTCGATCCAACGTGCGTAGCGTGATTTGTGAATGAATTGTTGGTAGGGTGTAGGCAGCATATTGCTCATTTATCTATTCCTTCTCTAGTCGGTTTTTAATTGTTAATAGTCGGTTTGTGTACCATTGGGCTTTGGAGATGTCTTCGTCTCCGTTTTTGTATCTTTCTCGCCATGTGTACTTGAGGACGTTACCTTTGTAATATCCTCGTAATTCTTCGGGAGACAACGCCGCCTCGATTGCGTCAATGCACTCGATACCTGCTTGATTATAGTGTGGCGGATTATTGACAATATCTACTCCCCCATAAGCCATCTTACCGGCCTGTTCGTTTTCATCTTCCATGTGCTTCATGTACGCCTCGTGTCTCACCGGTTGTCTCCACTACCCTGCAAAGCGTTACGAAGTTTACGGTTATATAATTTGTCTAGGTTCATCTGTGCCACTTCTTCTAGGCTGTAGCCCAAGTCTCGCGCCAAGATTGCAACGTACCATAGCACGTCACCTAATTCTTTTGCAATATCATCCTTGTAGAAAAGATGAGGTTCGCCGTCACGAAGAATCTTCTTTACCTTGTCTGCTACCTCACCAGCTTCTCCTGCCAAACCCAATGCAGGGTAAACAACAGAATACTCGTTTGGATAGATAGCAGTATCCTCTGCTCTCATTTGAAATTCATCTAGCTTCATTGTTCTGTACCAAAATTGACTCTAACCACGTTGCCTTCTACAGTCTTTGTGATGCGAGGGTCTTCTACTCCAGCCTCTTCGATCATCTCTTCTGCAGCCAAGCGAAACTCAATAGAAGCCACACCTCTATCGAATAACTCTTCTGTGTGCATACGAACCATGTCAAGGACACCTTCTTGTATTACCATTGCTGAATCGAAGTCCTCATCGTTTTCGTAAGTCTTATCTGTTGTGTCGTAGGCGGACAAAGTAAACTCATTCTCAGCCGTTGAACGCAAGATGATGTAGTACCGATCTGGCAAAAGCGACATCATTTCTACATTTCTCTGAAGTTCTTCATCATCAATAGCCATTACTTATACCAATCTGTAGGAATAGAGCCTTCTGCCCATATAAATTTATGTCGTTCACACCAAGAAGAGTACGTTGTTTTACTGCCTTTGTAAATCTTATTCGATGCTCTCAAGAAAACAAAACGTATATCTAACTTAGGATGTTGCTTTTTAACTAACAGCATCTTAACTCTGTCGTCTTTAGTCAGGTGTCCTTTTGCTTCTACATATATCTTTGACTTTTCTAGGTAGAAGTCTGGGGTATAGTGTCGAGGTTCTGGTATGTATTGGAACCGCTCTTCTTCGTACTTAAACGGTACAGAGTTTTCTGTTAAAGTTCGAGCAATGTTCAACTCAAACTGCGACCTATATCCTGCTTTTTTCAAAATTCTAGTCCAATCGATTGAAATCTTTTTATCAGATACCCTGCCAGTTTTGGGGATAGTCTTTCTATGTTTGTAAGTTCTGTTGTTAAAGGGTGCATCGGCACACATACATACGCTCCCGCATGAGAAACTCTGCTTATCTTTTGTAATTCTTCTTCTACAAGCTTTATGTCACGAACCTCTGTATCGGCCTGTAGCTGGCCTTCTTTACTGTAGTTGTTGACAAGGGTTAGGGGCAAGCCATTCTCGTGAATACGCATCTGGCATATGCGCCTTTCGCCACCGCTCTTCTTGGTGGACTCTATGTAGATGTGATACAAACTCTTATTCATGTGCATCAAATCTACTTCATAGTTTTTAACAAACAAGTACGGCATTAGAGTTCCTTTTTCTTTAGAGTCGAATACCAAACCTGCGGTGGTGACTTTGCTCGTGACGTTACGCGACTGTGCAAGATAGCATTAGGCCAACAATGGTGTCGATAACCACACAGATTGCATTCGCGTGGTAGCAGCTTGTTGCCTGTCGAAACCAACTCACCTTTGTTCTTGTAGGTTTCTGGAATTGGCTTGTATGGCTTGAATGGTTTCACATCTGGGTTGTTAAGGAACTTGATTCGTTCCGCAGCATCCTTGAGATAGTGTGCCTTGTCTTCTTGTGACCAGTCAGGCACGTCGACTACAGCAACCATACCGCTCGACTTATTGACTACGATCCATCCACCGAACGGCAAACCGACGGCTTCACTGTACAAGAACCCCTGCATCAAGTAACCAAAAGGGTCTTCTTCCTTTAGCTTGTCGTAACCACCCATCCCAGTAAACTTATAATTGAATGCCCAGTCACTTGCAGACTTGATATCCCAGACCTTATCTTGACCTGTTTCATCTCGTAGGATTACGTCGAGGGTTCCTTTTAATTTCTCCCCGCCGATATCTAACTCGACTTGTTTCTGGTAGTCCACGATCTCAACCCCAGCCTCTTGCATAACTGCCATGAGGATAGATTCAGTTAGGTCACCAAACATGAAACGAAACAAGGTATTATATTCCATGTCTTCTTTTACGCCGTGTTTATCCAGTACCTGCTGGCAAAGTGGACGACCCAAACCGGACATACGAAGACGGTACTCACCCCTACTATTAGGACTGAGTTGCTTTACAATAGAGTTTGCACAATCGTTTTTAAATGTTTCGATAGTCTCAGGGGAGACAAAAGCTTCCCCCCTGAGAGCCTTAGACATATAGTCTTGAATTTTAAGCAGCGTCAGCATTGTCAAAGTCCGCTGCTAAATCGATGTCGTCATCGTCAGCGAGAAGCTTTGCTGCATCCCGATGCTGGTTCATAACAGTCTCGTTGTGACCTTTTACAGTCTCAACAAACTTAGCCATCAACTCCTTGTCGTCTGCGCTAATCTCTGGAACTACACCCTTCAAGGTAGGGTTTGGTGTCCAGTAGGTTACGCTGCCTTTCTTGTGACGGCTCGTACCCAACAAGATTTCGCACTTCTGCATAACCTTGTTCTGCTTGCTCAAGTTGTTGATGAAGTCATTCATCGGAATGAAACCAGAACGCTTGAAGTAAGCAACGACAGGTTCGTTATCCAAAACGACCTCATTACCATCTGCGTCCTTAAATGTACCAGACACCTTAGAGTAAAGGATTTGGTTACAGCTTGACGCACGAGAGTTGAGGTAAGCAACATCATCCTTAGACAAACGATCTTCCTCGTCACGAGTCAAGCGACCACATTTGTTTCCACCGTTTGTATCGGGAAACATACCAGACAGTACGGTCTTCTGTACTGACTTGGATGCAAACGTACCGCTTTCCTGATCCCATACGCTGTACTCGAATGTACGAAGGATTGGGCGGATTACCACTTCTTCTGCAAAGATGTAGCGACCATCTACGTACATCTTCCACGATCCACGAGGTAGGCTCTTACCGTCCTCTGTCTCTGCATCGTAGTTGATATTGATTCTAGGTAGTCCTTTTTGACCAGTCTGTTTTACATTCTGACCACTTGCTGCCATCAATGCTTCATCGTTGTCCGCATTCATAGCTGCTACAATTGCGTCCATATCATTTATATTCATTACGTCTGTCCCTGTATCCATGATTTTTCATGCTCCTGTTGTTAGGGTTGTAGACTGATACTACAGGTCTACTTCTGTCAAGTCAAGCCAATTATCACCGATTTTTAATTCTATTCCTACCGGCATATCATAGGCCACATTATATCTTCTAATTGTCTCTTCAGGCAATGACATCATTGCTTCTGTCATCAATTTGATACAGATGTCTTTTTCACTTGGGTGCACATCGACTACGATTGAATCGTGTACAGTGTTGCATATCACAGAAATGAGTTTTCTGTCAACAAACAATCTTTGCAAGCTTACAAGTGCAATCGGCAGCAGATCAGCAGTGGCAAATCCCTGCACCGGATAGTTACAGATTGCAGTCCGATTTGTTGCCGTTCCCCATTTAGTCCAACGTGCGTGAGGGAAAGCATACTGCCTACCACTTGGAAGGGTGATTAATCGCTTCTGGACGGCCTCTCGCTGGAGTTGTTCGTGCCAAGCAGTAACACCTTCATACTTTTCCTTAAAGGCTCTGTAGTAGCGTTGCTGGGAGTCGGTTCCGGTGACACCGCCGTATAGCGGCTTGAAGGTATGTGCCTTTGCTTCTTGTCGGCTGCACCCGATAATACTGGCAGTATAGCTATGAACATCTGTACCCTTCTCCACGTCTATGTATGCTTGTCCGTCCTTTGCAAGAAACCCTGCTACCCGAAACTCTAGCTGCGAGTAATCTCCCTCAAGTATCTTGCCACCCTCGAAACGGCTCTCGACAACCTTCCGTATAGCGAAGGTATTTCCACGTGGCATATTCTGAAAGTTAGGATTGCGGCTCGAAAGACGACCCGTCGCCGTAACACACTGCATAAACTCTGGATGGATAAAACCATTCTCGTCAACATTGTTTTTCATCCCTTCTACAAAGGTGGACAGATAGGTACGCAACGCATTGTAACGTACATAGGCTGTAACAAATTCGTGGGCATCTCCCGACAAGTCGGTTTGTCGGTTTTCTAAAGTAACCTTGTCGGTTTTGAATCCGGCGGATGCCGTATCCATCGGATCACGCGGAACCAACTTGAAGCCAGCAACCTCGCCAGTAGAAACGTAG